AAAGCGTGGCCGCACAGCTGCGCGCCATCCGTAAGGACGCCGACCTGACGGTCGCAGAGCTGGCCAGCCGGTGCGGATGGCATCACGCCAAGACATCCCGCATCGAGAACGCCAAGACTCCGCCCTCGCCCACTGACATCCGCCGCTGGTGCGCCACCTGCCGGGCCGAGGCGCGGGCCGACGACCTCGTGGCCGCGTCGCTCAACGCAGAGTCCATGTACACCGAGTGGCGTCGGCGCACCCGTATCGGCCTGCGCCAGCTGCAGGACAGCTACGTACAGCTGTTCCGCTCCACCGGCCTTTTCCGGATCTACTCGCCAACCCTCGTTCCCGGAGTCCTCCAGACGGAGGGCTACAGCCGTGCACTGCTCAGCAGCAACGCGCGGTTGCTCGACATCCCGGACGATGCCGAGGCCGCCGCGGCTGCACGAGCCGAGCGGTCCAAGGTCATCCACGAGCCGGGGCACCGCTTCGTCCTGGTCATCGAAGAGGGGGTTCTGCGCTACCAGCTGGGAGACCAGGACACCATGGCCGCCCAACTGGGCTACCTGCTCACGGCTGGGGTCCTCCCGTCGGTTTCGCTCGGCATCATCCCGGACGCCACCTCGCAGCGGCTGCTGTGGCCGCAGGAGCTGTTCCACGTCTACGACGACAGTCTGGTCTCCGTCGAGTTGCTGTCCGCGCAGGTGAACATCACGCAGCCCAGCGAGATCGCCCTGTACCTGGCAGCGTTCGAGGAGCTGCGCGGCATGGCCGTGTACGGGGCCGAGGCGCGCGCCCTGATCCTGAAGGCCATCGAGGCGCTGAGCTGACCCCGGACACGACGAAGCGGCCCCGCCCTCCCGAAGGAGAGCGGGGCCGCGTCACGTATTTCGCTACAGCTTCCGGTACCGGGAAGCCATGAGGAGTGCTGCAGAGCCGAGCAGGCCACGGCCTTGGGGCGAAGGCGTGCTGCCGCTGTCCTTCGATGGCTCCGGATCTGGCGCGCCGTCCTGTCGGCAGACCTTGGCGTAGGGGTCGTAGCTGGGGGTCTGCCAGGAATAGCCGTCAGGGCAAGACTGGCCGTCTTTCCCGTCGGCGCCCGGCGGGCCTTGCTCGCCCTGGGGGCCTGCCACGCCGGGTTCGCCTTGCGGGCCTTGCGGACCTTGGGGCCCGGTGGCGCCATCAGCTCCCGAGGCGCCGGATGCGCCGGACGCCCCCGGCGACGGGGTGAACGTGGGGGCGGACTTCCCGGTGTCGCCCTTGTCGCCCTTCGGCCCGGGCGGCCCGGGGATGGGCACGGGAACCTCGGCGCGGTCCGGCAAGTCCTTGACGGCCTTGGTGGGGTCCGGGGCAACCGGGGTGCCGCCCTTGGCCTTCACTTGCGCCCGTAGCGCCCGGACGTCCCCAGCGAGGGTGGACACGGCGCTGCCGCGTAGATCGGCCTCGTCGGCGAGCTGGTCGGCGCGGTTGGCCTCGGCCTGGACGCGCACGTACACCAGGAGCACGGCGCCGGTGAGGAACAGCAGAAACGCCAAGAGCGCGATCGGCTTCCAGCGGTGGGCAAGGACCCGCTCGGTGCGCGTCATGTCGCGCCCCCCAGCTGCTGGATCTGCAGCCGGAGCCGCGCCGACTCTGCCCGCTCTTCTGCGAGTTCGGCCTTGAGCGTGGCCACCTCGGTACGCAGCTCCTTGCGTTCCTCCTGGAGCTGGTCCGTGAGGCTGTTGAAGCCGTTCACTGCGTTGCCCTCCCTTTGGGCCCGGCCCGAGATCCGGGAGCCGTACATGGCTGCCGCCCCGGCCACCGCGGCGCTGGCGATCACGCCGATAGCTGTGACGAGGGCGGCGTCCATGCCACCTCCAAGACGCTCGCACCGTGCAGGATCAGACGCCCTTGACCAGGGAGGCGGAGTTCTTCGTGCCGAACGCCCGCGCGAGCATCCCCTTCAGCAGGGTGCCCGCCGCGGCGATGCCGGCCGCGCCCATGGTCTGCCAGAACGACGCGTGGAACATGTCGGCGGGTCCGGCCGCCACGGCGACGCCGCCCGCGGCGACGACCGCCGTGGAGAGGGTGCGCTCGGCGAGGTCGCGGCCGTAGGTCGCCGCCGTCTTGATGACGGTCTGGGCGTCGCCGGGCAGGGTGTACTCAGGCATGGTGTGCCCTTTCGGTTGTTCTGACGTTGGGATGAGGGATCAGACGTTGGGGACTTTGAGCCGGTCCCAGGTGGTCTTTCCGGGCGGCCACTTCGCCGCGGTGCCCGTGTAGCCGCACTGGCGCTGGAAGGCCTCGTAGCTGTCGACGTCGGCCTGGCCGAGGGTCTCGCTGGGGCCGACCCTGTATCGGCCACAGCCGACGGCGACGAGTCGCTTGCCCATGGCCTCGAAGATCGGCGACCGCTTCCCGAGGGCGGCCCGACTGCCGTTGAGGAAGAAGGCGGCGCCCGGGTAGGGCTCGTACTTCACGGCAGGCTTCGGCGTGCCGGGCTGAGTCGGCTTCGGGGTGGCCGGGAACGCGGGCCAGGACAGCGGGTCCTGGTGGCTGTTCTCCGGGACCGCGGCATGCGGATACCAGCCCGCCTTGGTCTCCCACGTGTGCTCGTCGCGCGTGCAGTCCTCGGGCCTGCCGTTGGGCCACGCGTCCGGCACGCCCCACGACTTCACCCAGGCGTGCAGCTCGGTCCAGCCCTTGCATGGGGTGTCGGCGAGGCGCGCGTACACCTTGCCGCCGACACGGCAGTACGGGAAGAACAGGCCCTCGATCTGGATGACGACGCTGCCCGCCCTGTTGGTGCGGGTGCCGCCGGGCGCGTCGACCAGGCTCTTGGAGCGGGAGTTCGCGGGCACGAACTGGGTGATGCGGCCCGTGAACGGGTCCCAGAGAAGGTGCGGCGCGACGGCCCGACCACTGCCGGAGAAGTAGGAGCGCAGGTCCTCATAGGAGACGAGGTCGGCGGGCTTGGCGGCGGTGGCGTTGCGGTCCCACGTGATGTGCGGGATGGCCTTGGCGGGGCCGCCGTCGGTCGGCGCGTGGTCGCCGATGTCCAGCCGGGTCGCGCCAGGCATCCAAAGGTCGGGCATGACAGCCCCTTTCTGGGCATGAAAAAAGCCCCTTACGGGGCGCGGGCGGGTTAGTTGCAGGAGTAGCTGACCGGTGGGATCCAGCGGTGTCCGTCGCCGGGGGTGCCTGTGGTCGGCGTGTAGGTGAGCGGGGACAGCAGCGTGTCGGCGGCGGCCTCGTTGCGGGTGCCCTGCCACAGGTCGGTGCCCTGGTACGGGATGCCGTCGATGATGCTGACGGTGCGGGCTTGGCCTCCGCAGCCGGGGCTGATGTCGCGGCGCCCACCGGCCGGTGCGGACCAGCCGAGGTTGCCGGGCGCAGTCCACGGGCCCGTCAGGGATGGTGCGGTGGCGTAGCCGGTCGGCGTGCCGGTGCAGTAGCCGCACTTCTCGGCGTAGGTCATCACCCACGTCCCGGACGTGGGGTCTTGCCAGGCTCCGATGCCCTCGACATCGGCGAGCCCGGCCAACCCGTTGCTTCCCTGGCCGTTGCCGTTGGCCCACCAGACGTCGAGGCGTTCGACGGCGAGGGTGCCGCCGTAGCTGCAGATGATGGCCGCGCCGCCCGTGTTGTCGGGTACGAGCGCGAAGTCGCCGTTGTTGCCCGCGCATTGGTGCAGGCTCGGTTTGTGGGTGGATCCGTTGGGGGCGCCCGCGCTGGCGCCGCAGGGGCCGGTCGGACTGTTGCATCCCATGATCCAGTACGCGGATGTCGTCGTGCTGGTACGGGCGTCGGGCATGTTGAACCACAGCACCCACACCCCGTCGGGGCGCTGCGCCATTCGCGGGTTGAAGCAGCCGTGGCCGTTCACCGTGGCGCACTCGCTCGCGAAGGTCCTACCGCTGTACGGGTCGATCTCGGTGACTGGGAACAGCAGTTGGGGTGCGGACCAGGGGCCGTCCAGTGACGGGGCCGTGGACACGCCGAACCCGCACCAGGGGCTGGGGACGTACCACTGGTAGCCGCAGCCGTACACGGAGCCGACCATGTAGAAGGTGCCGCTGTCCTCGTACACCATGCCGTCGTGCAGATCGAGGCCGTCGACGGCAACCGGCGCCGTCGCGGCCGTCGGCGCCATGTCGGTGGCGGCTGAGGGGGCAGCGCCGAGGAGCGCGACGGCGGTGAGGATGAGAGCGGCCAGAGCGGCACGAACGCGGCGCACAGGGACTCCAGACATGAAGAAAGCCCCGGCCAGATGGCGGGGCGTGCGAGGCGGGGCGGGGTCAGGTGGCGGACTCGTAGAAGAGGGACAGGCGCAGGACGTGCCCGGCGGCGAGGGTGGCCGGTGCGGTCGGGGTCATGTTTGCGCCGGTCGCCGGGGTACCCGAGTTGGGGAATGCAGCGCTGCAGACGGAGGCTCCAGAGCTTGCGAAGCACTGCCCGATGTATGTCGCACCGGCGGTCAGGCGTGCGGTGCCCTCGGAATCGACGCCGCTGGATGCCAGGGCGGATGGCAGCCCGAACGAGTATTGGCCGGATCCATAGGTGGTGGTACTGCCGGTGGTGAGGATGATCTGGCACAGCACGGTGCGGCCGATCTTCATGTAGCGGCCGATCACCGTCCCATTCCCCAGCACCGGGTTGGTGGTGGAGGCGGTCCACGCCGGGGTGTACGGCGTCCAGGCGCCATAGAAGCTGTTGAGTTGGTCCCTGATCTCCTGGTTCATGAGCGCCGCGCTGACGATCTCGCCGACGACCCAGGTGCGCGGGGCGAACGTCATGACGCGTCACTCTCCGGGCCAGGGTCGGGCACGGGGTCCGGCGGCCGGTTGGGGTTGGCAGGGTCGTCGTCGTTCCACCAGTTCCGCAGACCCGGCTTGAGCGCGAGGAGGCTGGCCTCCACGGCGGCCGGGTCGGCGGGGAAGACCATTGCGCACCATCCCCACCGGCACTCGGTGCACGCGTACCGGGGGTCGGTGGGAGAGACGACCTGCGCGGAGCCGCACGACGAGCAGTCGGCGACCCACCGGTTCTGGTTGATGCGGGCGTAGTACGTGTCGTCGACGGT